ATGTGACTACCTGTGAGTAGCGTAGTCAAGTGCTTTTTTAAGTCTAGGGTTTATGGGGACTTTGACAGGTCTAGCGCGTGGCAGGCGCTCGCTCAAAATGAGCAAGCAGCGTATTGCGAGGAGGAAAGTGGGGTTCATGGGGCTACCATGATGAGTTGGGATCCGATGGCTTCCATTTGGGGCGGCATTTCCTCTGGGAGCACTTGGAGGGCGACGAGTCCGCCTTTGGTGTGGCCGACTGGACTCCAACCAGCCTTTCTGTAGCACCTGCCTGGATCGCGTTTGCGGCGGGTCTTTGTGGTGTCCACGAAGGAGACCATGCCGAGTGGGGGCGGTTCACCCCAAAAGGCGCGAGTGGCTGCGACAGCTTCGCGGATGAGTTCGCTGGAGAGGTGTGTGGACTCGTTTCTAAAGCAGGAACAGACCCAGGCCCCGGCCCAGGCGTGCTTGACGTACTCGGCGAAGGGCCAGGAGGAGACCCAAAGGGCGTCGGCCTCTTCGGTGAGGAGTACGAGGCATCTGCCTGGAGGCACGAATTGAGGGGAGCCTGGTTTTTGGCGATTGTAGTGACGATCCGCTAGTGGCAGGGCTCTGGGATCAGCCCGATGGGACAGATGCCATCTCATGAGGGGGGTGTGCGGTGCCATTTTAGGTCGTAGTACCAGTATCGGTAGAGTCCGAGCCTGGCGGTGGGTGTCCCTTCTGGAGCTTCTTCGAGTCGGGCGAGGGCTTTGGCCTGCTTTTTCACGTCTTTTTGGGTGAGAGGTGAGAGTTTGGGCCGGATGTAGGAGTTTTCTCTGGCGATGAGGCTCATTTGTGAGCCAGGGCTACTTTGAGGGAGTCAGCAAGGGAGTGGATGGAGAGGAAGATGGAGTCGGAGACCGCTTGGTATGCGGCGGTGATGCGGGCGACTTCGGCGGGGGTAGGGTTGGGGTGGACTTGGGCCAGTTCGGAGCCCTTTGAGGGTTGGAGGGCGCACAGAACGGTGGTGGAGTCAGTTCCCAGGGGGAAGGATTGTGAGATGGTGACTTGTGGTGGACTGTTGGGGTTTTGGATGATGAATACGCCTGGGGTGTCTGGTATTTGGAAGCGGATTTTGGCTGGGGCAGTCTTTGAGCCGAGGTATTTGACTAGTTCGATGCCATTCCAGAAAAGGAATGCTCCGATGACTGAGTAGAGGAGTGGCGTTTTCAGCCTGCCGATGAGGCTCATGGATTGACTGAGACTGGTGCGCCCAGCAGTCCGAACACGACTTTTACGGCCAGGAGGATGATGACGACGGTCACCAGCACGTTGATGACTTTCAAGATGGGCGGGTGGATGTGCGGAGCGGCGATGGAATTGAGCGCCCACAGGATTACACCTACGCAGATGAGCCAGTAAATCAGGTTCCAGGGCATGATTACTCCTTATTTGGGGCAGGTTGCTTGAAGCGGAAGGACTCCAGTTCGGCGTCAGAGTAGGGACAATGGTCAGGGTTGGGGATGTCGGCCATAAGGGGCGGCAGTTTGGTCTCGAACATCTCGCAGCAATCAGCGATTCGTTCTAGCTCCAATGCGATGATGCACAGGGCCTGGACCGTGCATTGCCGGCCCTCATATCCCTTGCGGATGAACCGAAGTAGCTCTTCCCTGTGTTCGGGGGTCATTTTGGGGGTGCCTTTTGGTACTGAGCCTTCCGCTTCAGGTGATCGGCGTAGGAGAGCAGCGGTGGTGACTCGGAGCCGTAGTTCGTGGAGCTAAAGTGCTTGTCCGGGTCCAAATCCTTGCCCTCCAGCCACTCTTTCTGGGAGCGCGAGGCGTAAGCTGCGTCGATCTCTGACTGAGTTAGACGACGAGCATGGACGGTGCCAAGCCCTTCGTTAGGAAGAGGTCCGTCCGGGATGGGCTTTCCTCGAAACCAGAACTTATTTGACGAACGCGAAGCGGATGTTGACATTCTCTATCCTCCAGGTCCAGAATCTTAGCACGAGGTGAGAGGTGCGGGGAAGGGTGGTTCGTAAAAAGCCGCTAGTTCCTGAAGGAGCCCTTGAACTGGTTAAGTTCATAGGAGGGCCACTGCATGGCCGCCTCCTGGAAATCAGGGCCACCGGCCCTATGCTCTCCGTAGCCTACGCGGAGTACCCGCCCTGCCGGTACCACAGGAACGGGAACGTGGCTGTGTTTGTCGGCGATATGGATGAGAGGCCCCAGCCCGAGGGAGAGACTGGTGGGGCATAGCGATGGGTTTTGGAATGAGGTTCCACCGCCCGAGATCCTTACATACAAGCTGCGCTTCAACTGTCTGAAATGCCAAAAGGAAACTGAGCTTCGCACAAGCCAGATGTTTTGCGCATATTGCGGGCACGAGTATAGAATCACCCTGGAATTGTGGACACCGCTCGAGAAGCCAGACGGTGCATGAAGTGGCTGACGCCTTCTTCTGGATGGCTCTAGGCGCTGGGTGTGTCGGGGCCTGTTGGGTGGCGGTACGGATTTGGAGGGATGAGTGGTAGACTTGCAAGGCTTCACAACGGACTTGGTGGGTGGTCGCTTTGACGGGGAGACCGTGCCCTACACAGGTGGAAGCTCGATCCGGCTTCTCGTCACTGGCATCGACGGGACCTCCTTCGAAGAGATCTACGAGATCATCGACATCGACCATGCCCGAAAGAAGGCCGTAGGCTGCCACGTCGAGACGATCCAGGGGTGAAGAAGCCCAAGATCGTCAATCACTACGGCGATACCCTCTCGGAGAATCTGCGTATGCTGCGCAAGAACAAGGGCTGGAGCCGAGACGAGCTGGCCCGACGCGCTGGAATCTCCGGGATCACCATCGTCAATCTGGAGGAGGACGGCGGCGCGCGCGTCGATACCGTGCAGAAGATCGCCAAGGCGCTAGGGGTCGTTACCTCAGAGCTTCTCGGCGAGGTGCGCACGCCGCTAACGCCCCGCGAGACCCAGATGGTGGTCATCTACCGGAAGTTGAACGTCAAGATGCGCCGAGCCTTCATGTACGTCGGTATGGCCATGGCTGGCGAGGTGGAAGAGGACGAGGAGCCGATGAGGAAATCCGCCGACTGGGATCGCCCCACGGTCAATCGGGATCCCGTCAAGGAAATGAACGATCGTGCGGCGGCCCGCGGCGAAAAGAGACCAGACCTTGACAGACTTGCCGAACTTGGGGTTGAATTAGGTCGAGAGCCAAGGCCAGATGCGAAGAGTCTGTATCCTGGACCTGAGGTTCACGCGAGAATCGAACCACTTATGAACGAGGTACTAGGCGATGCCTGAACTGCCCGATGGAGTCGGAACCGGCAAAAGCTCCCCCTACGGGGACAAGTCCGGCGTTTCCGCATTCGAGAACAAGACGGTCTCCGCTGGCGACAACGGAACCAACAAGTCCCATCCCTCGCCCCAGAACACCCATGTGGAACTGGGCGGGACGTTGAAGCCTGGGGACAAGTACGGTTCGCGGTAATGAGACCCGAAGTGCTTGAAGACATGGAAAGATCGGCAATGTTTCGCGCCAGGTTGGTGATTGAGCGCAACCAGCGCCATTCGGATCTCTCCAATAATGACAATGCTGGGGTCTGTTCCTGGCTCGAAGAGATCAATCGGAATCTCTTGGCACTTCTTTCGGAAATGGAGAACAAGCGTTGATCGAAAAGAAGAAAGGCCCGAAAAAGCCTAAGCGGCCACGGCCGGGCGACGACTACTAGAAGTAGGGGCTGCCATCTCCATGGGGGTAGGTGGTGGCCCCGAATATGGGAAGAGGAGGAGTGGTGCCAATTTTTCAGGGTCCGTACACCCACAAGTCCAACTGGCCGGACACCGAAAGCATCCTCCACAACCAGGCCAAGGTCCACAGGGCCAGGACTGAACTCAATGCCGCCATCGAAGCCTTCGAGGTAGATGTGGAGGCGTTTAATTCAGTTTCCATGGCCAATCTCTTAACAGCACTCCGGTCTATTAAGACCATCTTGGACGAGGGCCGGGAATGACCTACTTCCTCGCGGGCATCTTTGGTGGTTTAGGTGTCGGGATCGTTCTCGGCTTCATCTTAGGTGCCCGCGCGCAACGCCAATTAGGGCTGATCTTCAAACTTGAAGCAGCCAAGGCCCGCCAACGCGAGGAAGCAGCGCCCGAATACTACGACGAGATCATCATGAAGGGCACCGAACACCCCGTAGGACCCGTCCCTCCAAGGCCAGGTGAAGTCGCTGCACTTCGCCGCCAGGCCAGAAACCCGCTTGGATGGATGAAGAACTCTCTCAAGAGGAACTAGATGAGACCCAAGAAGCGAAAGCTCAGTTGGGAAGAGTCGATGAAAAAGAACGCGACTATGATGTCCGATGGATTCATGCGCGATCTTTTCCGACCCAATCCTCTGATGAGAATGCTCAAGGGAGAGGTGACGCTTGAGCGAGTCCGCCCCAAGCGATCTTTCCGTTGAGGAACTAGACGCAGCCTTCGAGGCACACTGTGCCTGGTACGAAGAGAACCTGCGGATCATCAACAAGCACTCCAAAATCGTCCCCTTGAAGTTCAACCGCATCCAGCTCGTTCTGGAGCGGTACAAGTGGGAATGCCGCCGAGTCAACAAACCCTGCTGGATGCTGATTCTAAAGGCCCGAAAAGAGGGTGTCTCCACCTGGGCTGAGGCTACGATCTTCCGGGACAACCGGGAGATCGAAAACCGCATGGCCTTGGTCATCGCCCACGACGACGACGCCACCGGAATCATCTTCGGAATGACCAAGTTCTACCACGAGTGGTTCCCCGACGCGATCCCACTCAAAAAGTCCAACGCCAGGGAGCTTCACTTTGAGGACACTAATGCTCTGTTTCGTGTGCGCACTGCCGGTGGTGCTGGCAGTGTTGGGCGCGGAGGCACTTACCAAGCGGTACACCTCTCCGAAGTGGATAAATGGCCGTACCCAGAAGCACTTTACCAAGCGGTAATGCAGACCTTCCCTGACACCGGGGACATCCTGGTCATCGCCGAGAGTACAGCCGACGGCCCCATGCTCATGATGAACCAGCTCTGGGATCCTGCAGTCGAGGGACGCTCAGAGTATTTCCCGTTCTTCTTCCCGTGGTGGGCGGACGAGGACTACGTTCGGGAGATTTCCTTCGAGGATCTTGAGAAGTACGCCCCGCGCGACTGGAAAACCCAGAACAAGCTGAAACTCCAATACGCGCAAGCGCGCGACAAAAAGAAAGAGGAACGATATGGGCTGGGACAAGGTGGCCTCTACGGACGAGGGATTCTATCCGATCCAGAATCCCGACTCACCGGAGTCGATAGCGAAGGACGTGCAGAGACAGATCTCGATCCAAAGGCAGGAAGCGGAGTCCCGCCTGGCGAGACAAGCGGAGAGAGCAACGGAAGCGAAGTCACTCCAGGAAATCTGGGGTCAGAAGGGCTTCCAGCAGGGGACAGTGTTCACCGTCTTGATTCCGAAATCGCACCTCGAAGAATTAGCTTCGCAATCCGGGAGCTTAATCGAATGTCAGGGGATGTTCGATCTAAGGGAACTCCCTGGCGCACCAAACTTCCCCCGGATCGTGGCTCTCCAGAAGAGGGATGGGACACTGGAGCCCTTATCCACTACTACGGTAGCCCAGTGGATCCTCTCGAAGACATCAACTCCGAACTCCCAGGACTCTTTCGAGAGTCGATGACCCCATACGAGACCGGGCTGTGTGAGGAATACGACCTCACCCTAGAGCAGGTGAACTGGCTCCGGTACGTGCGGGAGACCAAGTGCAACGGCGACGAGACGGTGCGGCGGCGTGAGTACCCTTCCCGGGCAGAGGAAGCGTTCGAGGCGTCCGGTCAAGACATCCTTGACCCCCTAACCCTCGCGAAATGGGCCAAAGACGCCAAAGACACGCCGCCGCTCCTTAAAGGCACCTTCAAGCTCCACCCCGGTGACCTCATGGGCGACAAGCCGGGCATCGAGTGGAGGGACGATCCCACCGGAAAGATCGAGATTTACGAGCATCCCAAGCCAAAAGAGCGGTATGTGGCCTTCTTGGACCCCTCGACGGGCGTTTCCGGCTCGGATTGGCAGGTCTGCTTCGTCATGAACGTCGAAAGTGGCGACCAGGCGGCCGAATTTCGAGCCACCATGGACCCCCACGAGGCCGTAGACCAGGTAGAAGCCCTTTGCATCCACTACAACGTCAAGAAACTGGCTATCGAGTGTACTGGCGGGTATGGATCACCATTCATAAAGCATATGATCGACCGAAAATCAGTCCCACTGTACGAAACCAAGGCGTGGCACAAGTGGACCCAGCAGTATCTGAACAAACCTGGTTGGGATACGAACACCAAGACTCGTCCTTTGATGGTTTCCGAGTCCAAAGAGGCTGTCAGGAAGGGCCGCTGTAAGATCAAGAGCGAGGTGACGATACGAGAGTGCCGTACTTTGTATGAAAGCCCAACTGGGAAGGTCGAAGCGCGACCTCCGAACAAGGACGACGGCTGGATGGCCTATGCGGGCTGTCTAATTTTACGAAATGAGGAGATTTCCGGCGAAAAACGACAACAAGAGACCGATCGCAAGTCAAAATCCATCGTAAGACACTTAAACCAGCTTGACAGGACGTTACAAAAGTCCGCAACATTAAAGAATCTGATCGGTCGGACGAAGTTGAAGAAGAAAATCATCGGGACCAGACCGACCGTTCAGCCTGACAAGCGAAGGAGCTGGATCGGATGAAGTGCTCTTGGTGTGGATTTGATCTGATCTATGATTTGACGGGGGTCTGCGCAAATTGCCAGCACTACCCTCATCCGTATCTAATTGCTGGCAAAGTCTAATGCCTACATACTCTTACGAGTGCTTGAGGTCGGGTGGAGGCTGTGGGCAGACTTGGAAAGACCTAAAGTCCATCTCCGGCCGATACCACGTCATGTGTGCCAACTGCTCCACAGACGGCTTCGAGACCTTCATTCACCCGGAAACGGGTGTTTTGCTGCATAAGGTCGAAATCAACCTGCCCGACACCATCCAAGTCATGAAGTCGCTGACTTCCTTGGATGGCAACATGGGCGACGGCATCCCCATGCCCTCCCTTGGACCGAACGTCGTGGTCCGCTCCCGCCAGGACATGAAAGACGCTCTACGCCGTGCTCGTGACGAGTACTACAAGGCGACCGACGGCGAGCACGTCTCCCATGTCCCGACCGAGCAGCCCGATGGGTCTTTCGTTATGGAGAAAGTCACCCAGCAACGACAGGGTGTGGACATCGGAGAGATCGTCCCGGTCGCTGACTTGGCCGATCACTTGAACCCGCCTGAGGACAAGAAGACGGGGCAGTTCTACCAGGAAGTGGCGTTAGAGAGTCGTCGCCAGAAGGGCGAGGTCTCTGAGCACACTGAGCCTGACATCTTCACCAAGCGCGTGGACACCCCTGACCCCGCAGGCGAGCTGGTCAATCCCTTCAAGAAGAAACCTGGCCGACCCACCAAGGCTAAGGTGAAGTGACCATCTCTATTGCCGAGAAGGTGCCGGGCTTCCAGAGAACCGCAGGTCTCTTCACACTTCCCACGGAGACCAAAGTTGCCAAGATCACCGAGCCGGAGACGCAGATTGTCCAGTTCTGCGAACAGTTGTTCCAGTCTGCTCGGTACTATCGGGACACTTCCCTGGGGATGTTGGATCGCTGGCAGTCATATCGGTCGTGGTTCTTGCATTCAGGTATGTCTAATCTCTCGGGCAACCTCTCCACTACCTATGTCAACCTCATCTACGAAAAGATCGAAAAGCTCACCGCAGACTTAACTGCCGAGCGCCCTGAGATCGCCTTCTCGCCTCACACTGCTCAAGACATCCTCATGACTGAACTGCTCAATTCTGCCGTCCCGTTCATCTGGGAAGCGCAGGACATGCAGTCCAAGTATTTCCGCACCATCAAGTCCTCGTTGCTCTACGGGACTTGGTATTGGAAGGTGATCCATGACCCTCAGTACAAGAAAATGGGCGGCATCGAAAAGATCCAAGAGATTCCGGCCTGGTTCATCTACCCAGCACCCTACGCAGTGGACATGGACACCTGCCCCTGGGTCATCGAGATTTCCATCCGCACAGTTGGCGAGATTGAGGCGGACTACGGCGTTCAGGTTGATCCTGAAATTGGTATTTCTCAATTCATGCCGCCTATCGAAGAGGATCTAAAACAGACCCTTCCGATCCGCGAAGTGCAAACCGCGGCAGGCCCGCAGGGCTCCGGCCAAGCAGGGGGCCAGGTTGTACCGGCGATCCCCGAGAGCTATTTGTCCACGTACGGGCGACCTGGCCTAGTCGTGCAGAAAGAGTTGTGGATCAGGGACGGCACCACCGAACCGCAGTTCTGGTTCGACAACGAGAAAGACGTGCCGCAGTTGATGTATTCCAAGACGCTCAAGTACCCAGGAGGTCGTGTCATCTCTTGGGCGAATGGGCGTCTTCTCTACGATCGCGAGAATGTGTACCGCGATCAGAAGTTCCCCTACGTCAAGTTCACCGACGTAGTGATCCCGGAGTTCTGGTACGGGATGGGTGAGGTGGAGCCGCTGATAAACTTGCAGTTACTCCATGATGACACGCATGAGATCATCAAGCAGATCCACCTCTTCACGGCGCTGGGTCGTCTTGTGGTCGACACTTCTACGGGACTTGAAGAGGACCGGATGGGCAACGAGCCCGGCGAAATCTGGTTTGTCAACCCGGGCACCGCAGACCGGGTGAAATGGCTCTCAGGGAGTGCCGTTCCGCCCGAGCTGTACAACTACTTAGGTCTACTGGAGAAGTCTTCGGATCTGGTTACAGGATCCCACGATGTCACGAGAGGCATCAACCCAACGGGCGTTACCGCTGCACGCGCCCTGGCCACCCTCCACAACGCAGCGTCGGTGCGCATTCGTGCGCGCCTAAACGATGTGGAGACTGCTTTGAAGCACACTGCCAAACTGATTGCCTCTCGTATTCAACAGTTCTGGCCCTCCTCGATGAACCTGCGAATCGTGGGTTCGGAGAGATCCCAAGCCCTAGAGGCGACGGAGACGAGGTTCCAGGACTTCTTCCTTACCCCGGAGGACCGCGAAGCGACCTTCCAGGTGAAGGTGGCGGCCATGGGGAACTCCGACGCCGTGCGCGAGGCCGAGCTTCAGAAGATGGTCATGCTCTTTACTCAGGGCATGGTCTCGCCGGAGACGTTCATTGAGTCCATGGGGCTTCAGGCCGAGGAGAAGATCCTCGCTGAACTGCCTATGTTGATGGCTATGCGTAACGTGCCTCCTCCAGGTGGAGTGCAGGCACCAACGCCTTCCGGTGCGCCACAAGGGCCGCCCAAGAAGGAAGAGCAGAAGAAGTAACTGGGAGGTGGGGTGGTGAAGAGGTTCTTGAGTGGTTTCGCGGCAGCGTGTCTGCTTCTTCTGCTCACTGCTGGAGGCTGGTCCTCCAAGCAAATGCTGACTGGCGAGTACAAGACCATTCAGCAAATCGACGATCTGGATGTGGTGTTCTTCCCGCGCAAGTTCTCCTCCTCGGCGGGGGCCAGAGAAGTTCACGATGCCGATTCGGCGTCGGCTGTGACCTATGCCTCCATTGCTCGAAAGACAGGGACCGGCCTTGGCCAGTTCGTCTTTCACTCGCGCGCCTATCCGGCTCATGCCGAGACGGTGTTTGTGGGGGACATCTCCTACCAATTCTCTGCCGGTGGGTATGGCCTTGATTCCATCACAGTCGTGAACTTGGATGGATCGACATTCCAGGTGGAGGGAGCGAAGTGAGAAAAGCACTTCTTGCCCTTCTCCTTCTTGCCTCCCCAGCCTACGCCGAGTTTGAGGGCGGCGGTGGAGGTGGTGGATCGAGCATTCCCGGCATCTCATCCAACGTGAATGGCGAGTACCCGCACTCGGGCACGGTCATCATCTGGATCGACGACGGACTTCGCTGGACGATCAACGATGTGGACAAGGCGGGTCACTCTACCTCTCCAGAGGGGTGGAACTCGCTTATGGAAATCTTCCAGGGCATCAACGAGGACTCTTCTCTCGCAGGCACTCCTTGGGAGATGGAGTTCGTTCTTGGGGTCAACATCTACGGCTCTGACGCGGATGCTATTCCAGGCAATGGTTTGCAGGGCTACAACGGACAAGTCGGCAATGCGGTGCCCGATACGTCGCAGAGCATGTTCGACACCGAATTGGTCACGCTTTCCAACTCAGGTGTTGCAGAGATTGCGCTGCACGGTGCCAATGCGCAGCCTATGGATCCGTATGGTTCGATTGGCGCTACTCCTGGAGTTACTGCTCCTTGGGGACTTCCTGGCTCCAATCTCACGACTTCGACTGAGGGCATGATCGTTGATGGTTACAAGGCCCTGCACGACACGATCGGCATTGATCCGGTCTACTCGTACATGACCAATGGCCATCGCATTGATCACCTGGGCACGAACTTCATGGCTTCCTACTTTCGCAACTGCCGCGCAGGATGGATTCACAACACCGGAACTTCGGAATACCCATCGGATGCCGGAGCGACCAACTCTAGCAACATCGACAAGGGCGTTACGCTCCAGTTCACCCGTGGCAATTACGACTTGATGGCCAACTGGTGGCATGGCTACGACGGCGGGGACAACATGATCCGCTCGTTCTTGCCGTTCACGCCAGCCAATCGGATGTGGTTTGGGCATTGCAACCCGCCCAACAACTCCAACGTCGCACTCACCAACATTGCTGAGTGGAAGTACATCTTCTCGCAGATTGCGGAGTCCAAGGGGACGATCATCATTACGCTGCACGACCAGAACTGCAATCCACCGTCCACTCCGGCCAATACCAGCGTTGCTGTGACGACCGACAACGAGGGCACGGTCATCTCTCCGGCCAATCCATTGGAGGGGATTGAGATCGTCTTCCGTGCTGCGGCGCACTACGCCTGCAACGGACTCTACAACCGCATGTCTCAGCCCAAGCTCCAGGTCATCGGCATGGACAAGGCCATGAACAAGCGGGCGTCTGTTGCTCACTTGGGTGGGGTGATCAACTACATCGACAACTTCAAGATGGAAGCGGACACAGCTTCGTACATGCAAGCCGGTGACGCTGGTGCGGACAAGCCTTGGGGCTACCCGTCAGCCTTCGCCTACGACACTGGTGATGCGCGCAACCGTGATGTATGGGCGGATTCACTGTGGACCTATCGAGATCCTGCCACGGCGGACGATGCCGGGGACAACTTCTTCGGCTACTTCAATGCGACGGGTGTGATTTCATCGGCCATCACCAACGTGCAGGACTTCAAGCCTCTGCCGATTGTGGTGAACGTGATCCCCGGCTCCATTGCGCGGATCTCCTGCTATGCGAACGCTTCGCATCTACCTGATGCTGGACCGACCGACTCGCTCTCGTCGGCGTTCATCGACATCAAGGTCACACCATTCTCGCACTACGAGGCGGATCGCTCGGATACGACCAACTCTTGGCTTGGCATCATCGCCGCCTCTCCGAACTACTACAAGGTCACTGACGATCTTGACGGACCCACAGGGACGACCAATGCGTATGCCGCAGCTAGAGTTCAGGGACGGTTTCACTCACGAGACGAAAACGCCAACCTTCGCGCTGCTGGGTACACATCTGGAAACTGGTATTTGACTGGAACGAATACTGACGATAAGTCCATGCGCTGGCGTCCATTTTGGACTGAAGTGGAAGTCCCGCCCGAGACAGAGTTCTTGTACATCGAGTTCATTCCAAGTCGCCAAACTGGAGCCGGTACTTATGCGGCTGGCTTTGCCTTGGCGACAGCGTGTACGACCCAGATCGCCGGTATCGAAGTTCAAGGAATCCCGAGGTAACTGAAATGGCTCTTGAAGCAGGAACTCAGCAACCGGGAATCCAATCACCCGGCCAGCCTGGTGTACCAGGCAACATCGGCACGACTCGTCCCGCTGGAGCACAGGCGGCTAAGCAACTGATGCGCCTTATGGGGCAGGGCATGATCATCATGGGGAATGAGTTGCAGAAGGATCGTCCTGATCCAGCGGTGCTGGCTCGGGGCAGTGCCATGATCTCGCAAGCAGACCAGGCCAAGCGAGGGATGATTCAGTCCCAGCCTCAGCCTGGAGTAACCAATTTGGCTCCCTCTACAGGCGCGCCTCGACCTGTGGATGGGACGATGGACCCACTCACTCACCAAGGCGGTGGGGGAATGGGGCAAGGTCCAAGTCCATTCGGGGCTGAACTAGGAAGGTAGGAGCAACCCGCTATGTCGGACTCCATGTTGAGTGCAGGCCAACCCGTCTACCCGCAGGAGAAGCCATCCGGTCCCAGCGGAGAAGGTGCGGCACAGGTCGCAGCGGAAACTCCCGCCGCAGTCTCGCAGGCAATCGAGATTGACGGGAAGCAATTCACGCCAGACCAGATTCGAGAAGCGATCCAGGGAAACATGCGTCAGCGGGATTACACCCAAAAGACGCAGGCCGTATCGGAGCGGGAGAAGTCCGTCGCTCAGGAACGGCGTGAGTTGGAGGCGGAGTGGGAAAAGTTGCAGGCCGACAAGGCCCGCCTTATGGCATCGTCTTCCAATGTGGAGACCGATCCCTTCTCGGCATTGTCCGAGGAGAATCCCGCACTCGCCAACGCTCTACGGACCCTGGACCAACGACAACAAAAAGTCGAACGGGCGTTCGATGAGCAAGAGCGGGAAAGAATGCAGCAAAAGGCTCGTGCCCAGCTTAACGCTGATTACGAGAACGTGCTGTCCCAGGTCGAGTCGCAATCGAGGCCACTGTTCAATCGCGACGAAGTGCGAACCTTCATGATCGAGAACAACCTGGCTCCCAATCAGGTGAATCTTGCCTACTCGGCTCTCTACGGAGGGAAGTTGGGTGAGAAGTACGGGGAGCAGCAGGCCATTGCCAGGGGTGCCAGTGCGCAGCCTTACATGGGTGCGGGACAGACGAGAGTCTCCCCAACCTTTACCGGGCCGCATGATCTCCCTGGAGGGCCAAAGATCGAAGGCATGTCGTGGGCGAATGTGGCGAAGTTGGCGGCGAATGACCCGGAGATCCCTCGCTAGCGAATTGAGCGTGCCGTCTAAAG